ATAGCGTTGGTGCCGCTGCCGTTGGCACTGTTTCTGGCACAACTATTAGTTTTGGAACAGTCACAAACTTTTTCGGCACTGCTCTCGGCGCCACATTGCAGGCAGTGTACGATGCCCTCGCGCAAAGAGTTGTTATTGCGTTTATAGACGCGGGTACAGGCCTAGGAAAAACCGCTGTTGGAGCGGTATCTGGTACAAGCATTACCTTCGGTTCTGTAAATACTTTTTCCGGCGCTGGTTCAGCAAATGAAGTATCAGCCGCCTATGACGCAAACGCCCAAAAAGTCGTCATTACCTACTCTGGTGCGTCTGGCTTTGCTATTGTTGGCACTACCAACCCCGCAAGTATGAGTTTTGGCACTATCGCAACGTTTATTGCCGCCGCCCCAAATGCCACCTCCATAGCCTATGATGCTAGTGCGCTAAAAGTTGTTATTGCGTATGAAGCGCCAACAACCTCCTTCGGCACTGCTGTTGTCGGTACGGTTTCAGGTACAAGTATTAGCTTTGGCACTCCGGTTGTGTTCCAAAGTTCAGCTATAGACAACGCTTCTGTCGTTTACGATGCAAGCGTGCAAAAAGTTGTTATCTCATATAACGGAACTTCTAATTTTGGCACCGCTATTCTAGGGACAGTAAGTGGAACAAGCATTAGTTTTAGTACGACCGTAGTGTTCCAGAGTGCGGCTATGTCACTTACTTCATCTGCGTCTGCTTACAACGCAGCAGCGCAGAGAGTTGTTACTGCTTTCCGATTAACCACTGGGACGTTAGGAAGAGCCGTAGTAATTAGATCATCAACTTCCACTCCCAACCTTACATCTGAAAACTTTATTGGTTTCAGCAGCGCAGCGTACACCAACGGCCAAACCGCCACAATTCAACTTGTAGGCTCGGTCAATACTGCACAATCTGGCCTTACGCCGGGGCAGTCATATTATGTGCAAACTGACGGAACGCTAGGTTTGGCGCCAGACAGCCCGTCCGTGTTTGCCGGAACGGCTGTCGCGGCAACCAAGATTATTGTGAAAGGTTAATCCTGTGAAAACCATCGTTGAAAATACTACTTACCTCTCAAAATATCTGCTTGCTGACACAGAAGTTGTTGTTCTGAATGAGGACAACATTGTCGTTGGCGATCCGCCTAAGTTCATCATTGCCGACCTTAATGCCAGCACCGCGACCGTTTACGAAAACGTTACGGCCCCTGCTGATTGGGTAGGCAACAAATATACCTTCGACGGTACCGATTGGGCGCTGAACCCAGCTTGGGTTGACCCCATCCCCTTAACTGAAGAAACGCCATCATCATGAGTTGCGCTAACTTCATAGGCACACTGTTTCTCGCGCGCGATGTAGCCCATTCGACGCACCTGAACACACGCAGCTTTGCCAAGCACTCTGCTTTGAACACTTTTTATGATGAAGTGATCGAACTGGCTGACAAATTTGCTGAAGCCTATCAGGGCAAATACGGCCTAATTGGCCCTATTTCGCTTATGTCAGCTAAGAAGACAAACAACATTGTTGCGTTTCTTGAAGGTCAGGTAGACGAACTGATGGAAATGCGGTATAAAGTCGTTGATAAAGATTGCACACCCTTGCAAAACATTATCGACGAGATTTTTGGGTTGTATTATTCAACCTTGTACAAATTGAAATTTTTGGCTTAGGATAATACATATGGCTGCTACTTTTGTATCTCTGACTGCTACCACGCAAGTCAAGATTGGTCTTGGTAAACTGAAGGGTATTTTTGTATCTTCAGGGACCGTTCCGACTGTTGCTGTTTACGACAGCGCGACGGCGTCTACCAGCGATCCAGTTATCTTAAACACTTTTACTGGCGCTACTCCCGGTAGCTATACGTTTACCGGCGACGATGGCGGCATAGGTTTTAGCAAGGGTTTGTATGTCGTTCTTGGCGGCACAACACCCAAGGCAACAATTTTTTACGAGTAAACCTTACTCAAAAAACCGTACTGGTGCGGCACATCAGGAACTCCATAGGAGTTAAACATGGACGAAACAGTCCCCAACGTAGCGGATGCCTCCGCGCCAGAACTCGAAGCCACGGCAGCAATCGAGCCTGTAGAAAACACGACGCCGGAAACGCCTGCTGAACAGGAAGCAAATAAGTCCTTCACACAAGAAGAACTTGACGCAATTGTTGGCAAGCGCCTCGCAAGAGAACAGCGCAAATGGGAGCGCGAACAGGCTCAAAGAGCAGAGGAAGTACAGGCCCGCCAACAAGCAGGCTATGATATTACCCCTGATCAATTTGAGACTTATGAAGATTACGCAGAGGTTTTGGCCGAACGTAAAGCTGAAGAATTGCTGGCACGGCGAGATACTGCCCGTCAGCAAGCTGAAATGCAGGATGCCTACCATGATTTGGAAGAGGCGGCGCGGGACAGGTATGATGACTTTGAACAAGTCGCATACAACCCCAACCTTCCGATTACAGATTTCATGGCGCAAAGTATCCAAGCGTCAGACGCAGGCCCAGACGTTCTATATTATCTCGGCTCAAATCCGAAAGAAGCTGATCGTATTGCCCGTCTAGCGCCAATTTTGCAGGCAAAAGAAATTGGAAAACTTGAGGCTTCATTGTCCTCAAATCCGCCGGTTAAAAGAACTTCAAACGCCCCGGCTCCGATTGCGCCTGTCACAGCACGTTCTACTGGGTCAAACCAGTTTGACACAACTGATCCTCGTTCGACTAAGTCAATGACTACGTCGGAATGGATCGAAGCAGAACGTATGCGGCAGATCAAGAAGTACGAGGCACAACGCAACAGATAATTTGGGATTATTACCATGTCTAACTCGATTTTAACAATTGATATGATCACGCGGAAGGCTCTAGAAATTCTAGAGAATAACCTTGTGCTGACACGTAACGTAAACCGCCAGTACGACGATAGCTTTGCTGTCGAAGGTGCTAAAATTGGCTCAACCCTGCGTATCCGTCTTCCAGACCGTGCGCTTGTAACTGACGGCGCAGCCCTTCAGGTACAGGATGACAACGAGCAGTTCACAACTCTTGCTGTTTCCACCCAGAAGCACATCGGCGTCAACTTCACGACTGCTGAATTGACGATGCAGCTTGACGATTTCGCAGACCGCGTTCTCAAGCCACGTATCTCGCAGCTTGCTGCCAGCATCGACGCTGACGTTGCAAACTCGTATCTGACCATCGGTAACACTGTCGGCACGCCCGGCACTACGCCAGCTACTTCGGCTGTTCTTCTTGCTGCACAGCAGAAGCTGAACGAAAACGCTGCTGTAATGTCGCCACGCTATGCAACTGTTAACCCAGCCGCTAACGCTGGTTTGGTTGAAGGTCTGAAGGGTCTATTCAACCCAACCGACACGATCAGCAAGCAGTTCAAGAACGGCATGATGGGTACAGGCGTACTTGGCTACGACGAAATCAATATGTCGCAGTCAATCAAGCAGTTCACCACTGGTTCGCGTACTGCAACTGGCGGCACGACTTCGGCTGCAATCACCACTGAAGGTGCAACAACCGTCGCCATCACTGGTGCGGGTAACGCTGCAACTGTTAAGGCTGGTGACGTGTTCACTGTTGCTGACTGCTTCTCAGTCAACCCACAGACCCGTGAAAGCACAGGTTCGTTGTTCCAGTTCGTTGCTCTGGCTGATGTCACGCTCAACGCTTCTGGCGCTGGTAACGTAACTGTTTCACCGATCTACTCGGCTACGCAGGCACTTGCTACTGTCAACACGCTGCCCGGCAACTCCAAGGCAATCATCTTTGTTGGTACGGCTTCTACGCAATACGCGCAGAACCTTGTATACCACAAGGACGCTATCACCTTCGCAACCGCCGACCTTCTGCTCCCACAGGGTGTAGATATGGCTTCGCGTCAGGTGCATAACGGCATCAGCTTGCGCGTTGTTCGTCAGTACGACATCAACAACGACCGTCTGCCTTGCCGTATTGACGTTCTGTACGGTTACAGCACAATCCGTCCACAGATGGCTGTCCGGATGTGGGGTTAATTTAATACCGGCCCTCGGTTCGCCGGGGGCCAACTATTTTAAAGGATTTTTATTATGCCTACTTTACCTAATGGCGCTGGCGGTTACCAAGTTGGTGACGGCAATCTCGGCGAAATTACTTTTGGTGTTTCAGCTATCCCGACTGCACTTACCGCAGCGGCTACGCTGACCACTGCCGAATTGGCCGGCGGTCTGGTTGTTTACACTTCAGCCAGCACGGCAGACATCACGCTTCCTACGGTTGCACTTGTCA